CGATCAAAGGTTGATGATGATCGTGGTCGAGGTTGTTCTAATGGACTTCATGCTGGTGCATTGAATTATGTGGCCGGTTATGGAAGTCTTGAATCTGGCGATAAGATTGTTATCGTTAAGATTAATCCTGCTGATGTTGTGAGTGTTCCTAGCGATTGTAACTATGAGAAACTTCGCACTTGCCGATATGAAGTTGTCGGAGAGTATCAAGGCGAACTTCTCAAGCCTCTCTACTCATCAGTCTTTACTGAAGATGACTATGATGACGATGAAGAGGATCTTAATGATGATTATGATTGGGGATGGAATGATGATGAGGAAGATATTGATGAAACCTATTATCATGATGAAGATAATCATATGGATGGTTATAACTGATTAAAAGCAAAGGAATAGTCTGGGGACTGGAGTAGTTAGTGCTATATCTTAGGGTTCGATCCCCTAATTCCTTTTTAAATTATGAACGATAAAGAAAATAATGACGATCCTTATAAATTCTACTTTCAGATAGATACTGAGTGGATCAAGAAATATATGGATAGTTTATTGAATAAAATAGATTATCAATGGATAGATAAAGAAGTATTAGAAGAAATTATTGATAAACTACCTCAATATAAAATCGAACCTGTTGATGGATTCCAGTTTGTTTCGTTGCCTGTGAATGATTACTTCTCCAATACAGTGGTGGATAAAACCTCCCTGTATTTGGGGAATAATCAGTATAATGAAGGAATTTGGAAAATGAAATATTTTGTTTATAATAAATTACACAAAGACTACGAATTACATTTACAGAGTCATGCTGGACATATTATTAGGCAACCACGATACTATAAAGGATTATTTGAAATACTCAACTAGGAAATATTTATGAATAAAGATGAGTGGTTTGTTATAAAAGATTTAGATATGTTTATAGATCACACTAGAAAAATTATATATAATGCTTATGGTAAGCAAGAAGAAGATCAAGATACAGAATCAGATGATATAATTGTATTAACAACTAAAGAAAAAGAAGAATTAAATAAAATACTACCACTTAATGAATCATCAATGATTATCAAATCGTTAATGAAACATCAAAAAAACAAAAAAACTAAAGAACGCAGACTATTAATTAATGATACCATATATGCTAAAATTATACAGTCTCTAGGGGATAGAATGACAAGTAATATATTGAATGGTCTAGTTAATAAGGGCGTTATTGAAACAGGTTACGACAACGATATTGATGATTTTATTTTTTGGGTAAAAGATGAATACAAAAAAGAAAAACCAGAAACCGATTGATTACGATTTACATCTAAAATATAGATGTCCTAATAATAAATGTAATTGTGAACACTGGTTATCTATCAAAGAAACTAAAACAAAAAACTTTAAAGTTGTTTGTGATTGCGAAACTACTTTTTCACCAAAACAAATTAAAAAAATAAGAATTGTTTACTTAGAAAAAGAAGAATCACAACATACAGAAACTAAGCAACCAGAGAAAGACACAATACCAAATGACCTTTTGGAAAAGAGCACAGAAACTCTGGTCAATTATGGATTCACCAAAGAAGAATCACACAAATTATTAATTTCTAGTTATATAAAGAACATAACAGAAGACTGTTCCACGCTAATTAAAAAAGCACTAAAGTCTATTGGAGGTTTGAATGGCTAATATTATTAGACCAACTAAATTTGACGATATAATTGGTCAGCAAAATGTTCTTGATCGTCTAAAGATCATGGTGAGCGGTTGTAAAAGCGAGGGTGCTGTGATGCCTCACGTTTTAATAGACGGCCCTCCTGGCCTTGGTAAGACCACCATAGCGGGTGCTATAGCACACGAAATGAACGTGAACCTATACATAGCAAACGCAGCAAACCTGAGAAGCGTTAAGAATCTTATGCCATATCTAATGGGTATAAGTCCACGATCAATCTTATTTATTGATGAAATTCATAGATTGCCAAAAATAGTTGAAGAATTCTTATATCCTATTATGGAGGATTTTCAACTTAGTATGTCGATAGAAAATAATATAGAAACTATTGATATCCCAATGTTTACTTTAGTTGGTGCTACAACAACTGGAGGAAGTTTAAGTCAGCCATTCTATGATCGTTTCACAATTAAAGAACATCTGTCTTTTTATAGTGACAGTGATTTAGCTAAACTAGCAAAGTTGAATACACAAAAACTAGATATTAATATATCAGATGACGATCTACTAGAGATTGCAAAAAGAAGCAAAGGCACACCAAGAATCCTGAACGCTAGACTACAATGGTATAAAAATTATAAACTGTGTAACAAAGACGATGCTTCTATTGATGAGATATTTAATATACAAGGCATTGACCATAATGGTTTTGATGTGTATGATAAACTATATATTGAAACACTAGCAAAATCTAAAGGAACTCCTATTGGATTGAAGACAATTTCTTCTTTAACTGGAATTTCAATAGAAACAATAGAAAATAGTATTGAACCATACATGGTTAGAAAAGGCTATGTTGTAAGATCACAGAAAGGTAGACTATTAAATAAGTATGACCTATGATCATAATATATATTATATAATAATAGCCATATTATTAGTAAATAATGTAATGTGTTTTTGTATAGGATATTTGATTCCTAGGTCTAGCGAGGGTGTATCTATAAAAGACAATAATGTTTTTAGAAAAAATAATACTCAGGTATCTACTAAAGACAAAATTCAGATTGATGATAAAACATTTGTAACAGATATTAAGACTGACAATTTAGAAAAAAAATATAAAGATCTTGGAGATATAAAAACATCAAATGAGAATATATCATCCTCAATTAATAAATTAAAAAATATGAAAGGCTAAATATGGCAAAGGGACTAGATGTTGGTACAAGTTTTATTGTTTTATCTCAAGATTCTGATGATGGAGTTGTCTATAAGGATTTTAGAGATGCCTTTTACATTATAAAACCAACCACAGTCGTTGCCACAAAAATGATAGAAAAAGGATTATCTGGAAAAACTTTCATAAAAGATAGTGATGGGTCGTTTATTATACTAGGAAAAGACGCTATAGAAAAAGCGGTTGAGAGAAACGACACAGCAAAAAGACCAATGTATAGGGGTGTTGTTTCTTCAAAAGAAAAAGACGCCAAAAGAATATTAGCATTTATTTTGAAAGAAGTAGTCGGAGAATCATCAGAGCCCTTTGAAAAACTGGTTTTTTGTGTTCCAGCACAACCAGTTGATCAAGAAGATGAAGATTTTGATGTTGGTTACCATGAAGATGTTATAAAAACAGTATTATCAGAATGTGGATATGATGCTAAAGCAATAAATGAAGCAGAGGCGTTGTGTTATGCTGAATTAGAAAATGATGATTATACTGGGATAGCAATTAGTTGTGGTGCTGGTATGACAAATGTTTGTGTTATGCTTAATGGTGAACCAACCGTTGTCTTTAGTACCACAAAATCTGGAGACTGGGTTGATAGAATGAGTGCTGTTGCAACTGGTGAAACGGACAGTGTTGTTCAAGCAGAGAAAGAGGGTAGTGATTTTAATATAGGTGAACCTAATGATAATCCTATTCTGGCTGCCGTTTCTTCATACTATGATAGATTAATTGATTATACAACAAAACAACTATCTCATGCTTTAACAGGCCATAAGTTATTACCTAAGTTTAAAAATCCATTGACTATTGTGGTTGCTGGTGGAACATCACAAGCCAAAGGATATGTGGATATTTTTACTAAAAAATTACAAGAAAATAATTTTCCACTATCAATAAAAGAAGTAAAACACGCATCAGATCCATTACATGCTGTTTCTAAAGGATGTTTAATAGCATCAAAAGTACTATAAAATCTATAATAGGGTGTATTAATTAGTTTGGATATCAATTCCACCAGTAAGTGGAGTTAGAAATGAGACTAATTAAATTAATAATTCTATTTTTTTTGATCATATTATCTAATATAGGATATGCTGGGACACGGCATCCTTTAGTTGAAGATAGTAGATATATAGATTTTGGAAGAAAATTTCCACATGTTGGAAGATTATGTGGTTCTTATAGAGATGGCAAAATATTTTGTGCATCTTCTGTTGCTATAAGAAAAAGAATAATATTAACAGCTGCTCATGTTGTTAAGAATGCAGATAAGTGTGTTATTCATATTAATAATAAAAAAATACATGTAAAAAATATAGTTTGTCATAGAGATTTTGAAGAAGATAATTTTGGTTGGTATGATATAGCAATATGCTCACTTAATGAAGATATAGGTCTAGAGTCTTATCCAGTGTTATATCAAGAAAATAATGAAGTTAATAAAAAATGTACAATTAGTGGATTTGGTTTAAATGGAACATTTGATTCTGGTTGTATTTACTCTGACACAGAGAGAAGAGCTGGATCAAATACTATAGACCAGATAGAAAGAGGTCTGTTGATATGCACACCATCTCGTCATATGAGCGATACAAGCCCATCTGACCTTGAGTTTTTAATTTCTTCTGGTGACAGTGGGGGTGGTTTATTCATAGATGACAGGCTGGCTGGAATCAACTCATGCGTAATGGCTATTGATAAAAAACCAGACTCAACATATGGAGATGAATCAGGACACACCAGAATTAGTGATCATATAGAATGGATTAATTTGAACATAGAAGAGATGGATAGATAGTTATATATTACTCACCGACCTGTATCATATATAGTTATCAAAGAGGAACATGTCAATATGAAATATTTTTCTTGACACAGACAAAGACAAAGGTATGATATGTTGTATTCAACGCGAGACTTTTTCAAAAATGAACGATTTCGATAATAAAGACAGAAAAGAAGCTGGTAAGAAAAATTTTAGCAACAAGCAGAAGAGATTTAATGAAGTCTCTGAAGAACAAAGATTTGTTTCTAAAACAAAAAAACAGTTTAAATCAAAGATAGAAGATATTAGACAAGAAGAACTATGGGAAGATTGGAACGATGAATATAAATGAAATACATAGAAGAATTATTCTCTGGTGATTGTTTTAAATCTGAGGATAGATTATTTATAATAACTTCAGATTTCAAAAAAGATAATTCTAAATTATGCTTTGATTTAGAGTCAGGTTTTCCAAAATGGTTTTTGCCAGAAATAATAGTAAACAAAATAGAGATTTATACTTTAGACGAATCAAATAATATACTACCAATAAAAGAAACTAAAAAAGATGAACTTTAAAAATAAAATATTTACCTTTTTAAATTCTTTCATATGGCATATGTATTGGGGATTTCCTAAAAGTACGAAATCACAAATATTAGACAGATATTCTATTTGTCTTGATTGTGATGATTTTGACAGTAAGAATTCTCAATGTTTGGTCTGTGGGTGCAATCTTAATAAGAAACAAATATTCATGAATAAATTAGCTTGGGCTGATCAAGAATGTCCAGTAGGAAAATGGGGAAGTCTTATAAAGAAATAATCATGAAAACAATATCTAACAAAGAAACATTTCCAATTGTTCGTGGAGATCTTTTTGATTATGTTGAAAAAATCACCAGATCAGGAAATAACGGATCAAGTATTATAGTTCCACATGTTTGTAACAATATTAATGCTTTTGGTGCTGGGTTTGCTGGAGAAGTATCTAAGAATTATCCAATAGTCAAAGAAAATTATCATCTTTTAGGATCAAATTTTTTAAAGAATAATTTAGGATATGTTCAATTTATCGAAGTGTATAGAGATGCTTCTTTTGGTCATAAACTTATCTTTGCTAATATGATTGCACAAAATGGAACTGTGAGTAAAAAAAATCCAAGACCATTAAATTATTTAGCATTAGTTAAATGTATGAATCAAATTAATATGTTTATATCTAAAAATTTTAACAATGATACCCGTGTAGAAATTCATGCTCCACGATTTGGTTGTGGATTAGCAGGAGGAAACTGGAATTTTATTAGTGATCTTATAGATGATATTTGGACTAATAAATCGGTTGTTATATATTTAAAATGACCAATAATTTTACTACTGAATCAATAATATCTTCATGTCTTAATGAAGAATTTAAAAATAATAATATCAAATATTTAAAATATTTTAAAGACAAACTGCAAATTCATGATGGTGAAATATTATTAAAATTTCATGATCATTCTATTGAAATAATTAAACATAAAATTTCTAATGATAATGAATGGAGATTGCACTCAACATTAGATTTAATCTTAAATACAATTAAAGAATATAACCTACAATTAAATTGTTATGTTATAATAAATATTAATGATGGAGTTATATGTGGTGAAAAATTTACAAGATTGTCAACTGTTGGTAGACACAAAGATAGCACTCATGTAGGTATACCTGACTCTTTATCTTGGAGTTATATTAATAATGGAACTTTCAAGAAAATACTTAGTGAAGATATCAATTTTTCTGATAAAAAGGATATAATAGTATTTAGGGGTGCTGATACCGGTAAAGTAAGAGATAATTTATTAAATCAAAGAGTTTATTTTTGTAATAAGTATCATGATTATGATAAATTAGATGCTAAGATTACTAAACTTATAGGCTATAATAAAGACTTTTTGCAATCACATAATATACAAAGTATAAATATTATTAGTGATCCATTATCTACACAAGATCAACTTAAATATAAATATATCTTATATATATATGGAAATTCTGTTTCCACCGATAGACTGTTATGGAATTTAGCCTCAAATTCTATTACGATACAAGTTGAACCATTACCTTGCGAATATGATTATATTTGGTATCATCATTTTCTATTACAACAAAATTTAATACCTTCATTATCAGAAAATAACTTTATAGAAGATTTTAATAATTTATTAACAAATACAAATCTATCTGAACTAAAAATTAAACAACAAAACTTCGCAAATATACTAATAGATAAAAAAATAAATATACAATATACTAAAGAAGTTTTAGTAAAATATAATACTATATATAATAGTTAATGCAATGAAGTATGATTTTCTCATTATTGGTGCGGGGATATTTGGTTCTGTGTGTGCAAGAGAACTTACAGACAAAGGTTTTTCCTGTTTAGTCTTAGAAAAAAGAGATCATATAGGAGGAAACTGCTATACATATAAAGAATCAAAGATAGATATTCATAAATATGGTGCTCATATATTTCATACATCTAGTGAAAAAATATGGAACTATATCAACAAATTTAGCAAATTTAACAACTATAGACACAGTGTTGTTGCTAATTATCAAAACAAAATAATTCCTCTCCCATTTAACATGTGGACTTTTAATAGTATCTGGGGAGCTATTACCCCAACAGAAGCAATTGGTATTATCAATAGTCAGAAATTTCATGGGACCCCTTCAAATTTAGAAGAACAAGCAATTTCAATGGTTGGTAAAGATATATATGAAATACTCATTAAAGGCTATACAAAAAAACAGTGGATGAAAGATCCAAAATTTTTGCCAAAAGAAATTATAAAACGTATTCCTATTAAGTTTATTTATAATAATGATTATTTTGATGACCAATTTCAAGGTATTCCTACAGATGGATATACAAAAATATTTGAAAATATGTTAGATGGTATAGATGTTCAACTAGATAGTGACTATTTTGAAAATAGAAATTTTTATGATCAACTAGCCAGATATAAAATCTATTCTGGCCCAATAGACAGATACTATGATTATACTTATGGTAAATTAGAATATAGATCATTAAATTTTCAACATGAGACACTATCAATTGAAAACTATCAAGGGTCTAGTGTTGTTAATTACACAGATGAATCGATCCCATTTACTAGAATTTTAGAGCATAAACACTTTAATCCAAACAACAAATCCGATAAGACCATTATCACCAAAGAATTTTCTATATCTTGGACTGGTGCTGAAGACCCAATTTATCCAATTAATGATACGACAAATAATGATATATATAAAAAATACAAAGACATTCCTAATTCCAAAACTATTTTTGGTGGAAGATTAGCAGAATATAGATATTATGATATGCATCAGGTCATAGGATCTGCATTATCAACAGTTTCACAAATTATAAAATAATCATAATCATGATGAATAGACTAAATAATCAAAGAGTATATCTTGCTGGTGCTATGGATAGAGTAGCAGATAGAGGTATTGGATGGAGAGATGATATCACGCCATTTCTTCAAGATTTAGGCGTGGTAGTCTTTAATCCAATTAAAAAACCTTCTGCTATAGGTATGGAAGATTTTACTACTCATCAAATAAAACAAAAATTGAAAAATGAGTGTAATTATGATGAACTATCTAAACTTATGAAAGTTATACGATCAGTAGATTTACGATTAGTAGATATTAGTGATTTTCTGGTTGTTAATCTTGATTTAGATACGCATCCTTGTGGTACACTAGAAGAAATTTTTCTTGCTAATAGAGAGAAAAAACCTATCATAATTCATATGGTTCAAGGAAAACAAAATGCTCCAGACTGGTTATTTGGAACAATTCCTCATGAAATGATTTTTTCATCATGGAATGAGATCAAAAATTATTTGAGTCATATTAATTGTTCAGAAATTATAAACGATCATAAAAGATGGTACTTTTTTAATGTCTAATACAGTTATTTTAACATCATATTTTTCTCAAAAAACCCATCCTAATGATCCAAATGATAAGGGTGTAGTTGGTAGAGGTAGCGATGGAAGAGTTTGGCAAAATAGTTTTGAATATATTAAAACATGGTATGATTCTATCCAAAGCCTAGGCTTAGATGCTAGAATTTTCCATGATGATCTTTCTGATGATTTTGTAAAACAATATTCTACTGATAAAATACAATTTATAAAAATACAAATGTCTGTATTTTCTAATTTAGATTGGAGATTTTTTTGTTATAGAAATTATTTAAATAATAATTATCATGAGAGTGTGTTTTTAACAGATTGTTCTGATGTTAAAATAGTAAAAAATCCAGGTAATATTATTAAAGAATATTCAGATACAAATTATTTCATTTGTAAAGATAATATTACAACCAGAGATTTCAATTATATCAAAGTTCATTCCCATTTTAAATGGGATAATTTAGAATGGTTTATCAATCATCACAATAACAATAGTTTAGATCTATTAAATATGGGTGTGATAGGCGCTAAATATGAAGATATGCTCGATTTTTTAGATAAATTTTGCGTAGTCAGATTAAAAATGAATAATCCTGAATTTGCACAAGCAGATATGTGGGTTGGTCAATATATCTTCAGACATTTATTGTCTTCAAAAAAGAAACTTATAGGATATCCATTTACTAGTGATTTTAAACAATATCAAAATGATAGAGAGGATGTATATTTTATACACAAATGAGTATTCAAAAAATAATGCTTATAAGCGATGGAGATATTCCTGTTCCTCCAAACGGATGGGGTGCATTAGAAAGAGTAGTCTGGAATTATAGCCAGCACTTGATTAAATTAGGATATGATGTGCTAATATCAAACCATCAAGACTCTTCAAAGGTATTAGAAGACTGGAGAAGATTCAAGCCAGATTTAGTACATAATCATATAGGAAAACACTGGGAAGCAATGTCTCTCATAAATGGGTGTAAAAAAATAGTTACAAATCATGGTGGCGCTTTTATCTTTCATAAACCATTTTATGATCATATATTCACAACTTATTTCAGAGATTGTGACTTATATTTATTAACAGATGAGGAAAAAATTTTTTATGACTCATATAATATTTGGAATACAAATATAATTGTTCCTAATGGTGTTAATTCAGAAATCTTTAAACATTCTGTAATAAGAGATGGAGCTATTTATTTAGGTAAAATAAGTATAAGAAAAAAACAATCATACTATCAAAAACTAGGTATAAATTGTTATTTTGCTGGTAATACCGAAGATAATACATTTAATTATTCTCATCCAAAATATTTGGGAGAATGGACCCATGAAGAAGTTGCGGATAAATTATGTAAATTTAATACATTAGTATTATTAAGTAGTTCAGAATTACAGCCATTAGTATGTCTAGAAGCATTATGTAGTGGCCTTGGATTAGTTCTATCAAAACCATGTGCTCAATCATTAGATACATCTAAACCATGGATTAGTGTGATTCCAGATGATAAATTAGATGATATAAATTTTATTAATAATGAAATTGCCAGAATTTCTAATTTAGCAGAGATTCATAGAGAAGATGTAATAAAGTATGGTCAATCTTTTGATTGGACTAATATTGTTAATAAATATGTGGAACTAATCAATGCCTAAATTGTCAGCTTACTATGCTTGCTATAAAAATAGGAAAGCCATAGAGTTTGTATTGTCTAATTTTAGAAAATTTTTTCCAGATGTTTTTATCTGTTTAATTTCTGATGGTGGAGATGATTTTAGCGATTTAGCTAAAAAATATAATACTGAATACTATTATATGAATAATTTATTTCAGTCTGGACCCATAAATGTATATTCGTCAGAAAGAATGATAGAGTGGTGGGATAGGCAAAAAATGGTTTGTGATATTTCTAAATCGGACTATACAATTATTCTTGAGGACGATGTGTACACTATTAATTCTTTTGAAATTAATGAAGATTTTTCACTAAAGGGCGTATCAAGACATCAAACAAATTTATTTACAAAACAAATGTCAAAAGATATATTTGATTATGGACAAATAGATAATGATTATTATGGCATGTGTGGTGGAAGCGTATATAATAGTCAAATATTTAAAGATATCTATAATGATGTTATTGTAGATATAAAAAATAATCATGATTATCTAATTAATAATAGTTTTGATAGTTATTATAAACTTGGTGCTGTTGATGCTAACATAACTTATCATTTTAATAAAAGAAGTTATAAATATCTAGATGCTGAGTGGTTAACTGAAGATAAAAACAATACTAATAAGCCAATGATTCATGGCTGGAAAGAACACTATGTCTGAAAAAATTGAAGGAAAAAGCTTTACAAGCAATACTACCAAATTACTTAAACATCTGGATAAACTTCAAGTCTTGCAAGATGGAGGCAAGCCATCGCCTGTGATGGCTCATATCTCTATTATTAATGCCTGCAATTTGACTTGTAGTTTTTGTTGTTTTGCAAATAGAGACATGAAAGACAGACTTCCTCTAGACAGAATAAAAAAAGCACTTGATGCTTTTAAAAAAATAGGAGTTACTGGAATAGAATACACTGGTGGGGGTGAGCCAACTATACATCCTGATTTTGAAGAAATAATAAGATACACTCATAGTCTCGGATTTAAGATAGGACTTTGTACCAATGGAGCAAGGATTGGTAAAGACAGACCCATCAAACAAGATCTTGTTAAATTATTTTCTTGGATTAGACTTGGTATGTATGGGTTTTATGAAGGATATGAATATGATCTGAGCGTTTTTGATGGGATAGAAACAAAACCTTCAGCAGCATATGTTTGGGATGAAAACCTTGCCACTTCAGACAATCCAAATATAACAGGATTGTGGACTGATCTTAGTAAGAAAAAACTAGCAACCAATTTTCAAACACCCGATAAATTCTATAAAATGCTTGACTGGGTAGAAAATAATAAAATACCTTGTAGAATAGCATTTAATGCTATTAAAAATGTTGAAGAAACCAAGAAAGATATTGTCTCTATTAGAAAAGCTATCAATGATTATGAGTCAACAAATAATATACAACTCAAGTATGCTTTTTTATCTGACTTTAATTTTAAGGGCGAAAGAAGAAATGATCATTGCTATATGCATTTAGTAAAACCATTCTTGTTTACTGACGGATATATCTATGCCTGTCCATCTGCGGAACTTTCTTTAGAAAATAATTACAACTATGTTCCCGAATCACAGTTTATGGTTTGCGATATTGATCATATAGAGGAATTTTATAGTAAACCAGGACAAGTAAGGCATCACGCTTGCCATTATTGTAAGTACGCTATGCAAAACGAATTAATAGACGATATATTAACGGAGACAGCACATAATGAATTCGCATAAATTTAATAAAGATTACTATGAAGATGGTGTTAGACAACATTTATCTGGATATCAAGAATATAAATGGATGCCAACTAGATCAATCCCAGAAGCTATAGATATTAAAAATAATTTCACATTCAAGACATGCGTTGATTATGGGTGTGCAAAAGGATTTTTAGTACATGCTCTTAGAATACTTGGGGCTGATGCTTATGGGGAAGACATTAGTGAATACGCTATAAATAATTGTCATCCATCAGTTAAGCCATATATCTCATTACCTAACGATAAAAATTATGATCTATTAATAGCAAAAGATATATTAGAACATGTATCAGAAGAAAATCTACCAGATTTATTAAGGACTTTTACTAGTAAAGCTAAGGATTTCTTTTTTGTAATACCTCTTGGCGACAATAATATGTTTAGGATAAGAGAATACGAAGTAGATATCACCCACGTAACAAAGAAAGACGAAGAATGGTGGATTAATTTATTTAATCAAAACGGTATAAGTATAAGTAACTTTTCATATAGTCTTGGATCAGTTAAAGACAAATGGACATCAACATATCCTTACGGTAATGGATTTTTTATTGGCAAAAAAAAATGAAAATACAAGCATTGTTGTTCATGTGTAACGATTTCGATCGAGCTAAATTCACATTAGATAATTTTTCAAAACATAATCCAGATATACCAATATCTGTTATAAATTCTGGTGGAAAATCACCAAAAAAATTTTTAGATCATAATAAAAATATCATAAAATTTATTGACGAAGAAGATCTATGGCATAGAAGAACTCATTGTGGCAGAGGTGGGTTTGGATTAAAATATATTGATGTATTATTTAGATATGGATTAAATTCTAATTTTACTCATACTTTATATTTAGAAACAGATGTCTTAACAAATAGAAAAATAACTATTGAGCCAAAATATGATTTGTCTGGAGTATTTATTGAATGTGGCCCAAAAGAACAAATACTTTGGGACTATTTTAATATCTCTGATTACAGATATCATACTGGATGTGGAGGAACAATATTTACAACTAATTTTTTTAATACTATATCTAGTGATATAGATAAATTTAATATGTTTAAAAAATTGTATGATTTATTTCCAGAACACTATTATATGGATTTGATTCTTACGTTAGTAGCAAGATATAGCAATTTAACTTATGGTCACTGGGAAGAAATATCTGATGTCAGAGCACATATGGTAGGAAATAATTTTGTTGGTGGTAACATATCAGCTACATTAGTACATGGATATAAAATTTAAATATGCAAAAAATAATTAATGAAATTAAACTAGATTTTGATAATGTTCTTATTCGCCCAAAAAGATCAACTCTTAATAGTAGGTCAGAAGTAAGTTTATCTAGAAACTTCCATTTTAAATATTCTCCCAGAGAATTACTTTGCACACCAATTATGGTTGCAAATATGGATACTGTTGGAACCTTTAAAATGGCTAGATCATTAGGAGTTCAAGGAGCAATAACTTGTTTACATAAGCATTATAGTGTTAATGAATATGTTGCTTTCTACACAGATCCTAGTGTTGTAAATAAAAATCTCGCATTTTACTCAGTTGGAACAGGTGCAAAAGATATAGAGAAACTTGATATGGTTTTTAGCCAAATTAAAAAGTTCAACTTTCCCCTGCCCAATATTTGTGTTGATGTGGCCAATGGATACTCTGAGAAATTTGTAAAAACAGTATCTAATATAAGAAAACTATGCGATGAAGTAGTTATAATGGCGGGCAATGTTGTTACTCCAGAAATGACTGAAGAATTAATAATTCATGGCAAAGTTGATATAGTCAAGGTTGGTATAGGATCTGGTAGTGTATGTACCACTCGTTTAAAAACTGGCGTAGGATACCCTCAGTTGAGTGCCGTGATGGAATGTACGGACGCTGCTCATGGTCTTGGTGGACACGTTTGCTCAGATGGTGGTTGTAAAGTAGTGGGAGATGTTTGCAAAGCATTTGGTGCAAATAGTGACTTTGTTATGTTGGGAAGTATGTTCGCTGGAACTGATGAGTGTGAAGGAGAATGGAAATATGAATATTTAGTTGAAGCAGGATCTTGCGCTCCTGGTTTTTGGCAACCTGTAGATCCAGAAAACGATAACATAAAAAGAAAAATTTCTTTAAAATATTATGGAATGAGTTCATTAGACGCCATGAATAAACATCATAATGGAGTAGCAAAATATAGAACAGCAGAAGGTAAATCAGTTACCGTTGCATATAAAGGCCCAGCAGAATATATTATATCAGATATTTGTGGAGGACTTCGTAGTGCTTGCACATATATTGGGGCCGATAAAATTAAAGACTTCGGTAAAAAAACAACATTTATTTTAGTAAACGACACACACAATAGGATTTATGAAAATGCAAAAACTTAATTTAAATTGTCCGCTTGGATTAACGGGGTACGGTATAACCTCACTAAATATTTATAAAGAACTTAGACCTAAACTTGATATAACACTATTTCCAATAGGTGGTTCAGTATCGTTAGATAGTGAAGACGATAAAAAATCTATTGTAGAAGATACTAATAAAATAATTAATTATGATCCAAATTCACCATATCTCAAAATATGGCATCAATATGATTTAGCTACTAGGATTGGCAAAGGTAAATATGGAGCCCTTACGTTCTTTGAAATTGATAGGTTGAAACCATTAGAGACACACATGATTAATTGTACAGATACTGTCTTTGTTGCTTCAAAATGGGCAAAAGACATACTATTAAACAATGGTGTCACAACAAATATTATCATTTCTCCTTTAGGGGTTAATCATAATATATTCAATATTCATGCCAAACCACCTATGAAAAAAGAGAATAATAGCTACGTATTTATTAATATTGGAAAATGGGAACTTAGAAAAGGACATGATATTTTATTAGAAGCATTTAATAATGCGTTTACAGAAGCTGATGACGTTGAGTTGTGGATGGTTAATCATAATCCTTTCTTATCTCAAGAAGACAATGAAAAATGGGCTAAGATGTATCTAAATAGTAAGCTTGGTAAAAAGATTAGAATCCTACCGAGACTACCTAATCATTCAGATTTAGCTGGTATTATTTCGTTATCGGATTGTGCTGTTTTTCCAGCAAGAGCAGAAGGATGGAATAATGAAGTTATGGAAGTTATGGCTATGAACAAGCCTGTTATTCTAACTAATTACTCTGCTCATACAGAATATGCAACTAAAGATAATTCTTATTTAGTAGATATTGATAACTTAACAGAAGCACAGGATGATAAGTTTTTTGATGGTTATGGAAAATGGGCTGATCTTGGAGATAGACAGATAGAACAATTGGTTGAACATATGAGGTTCGTGTATAATAATAATATCAAAGATAATATAAACGGATTTAATACGGCCAAACAATATACTTGGACAAATACAGCTAATATTATTTATAACGATCTCTATGGAAATTAATTATGCCAATACCATCAAAAAAATCAAACGAAAATAAAGAAAAATTTGTTAGTCGCTGCATGAGTAGTGAAGTAATGAAAAAGGATTATCCAGATTCTAAACAAAGAGTTGCAATATGTTTAGGTCAAACAAGAACAAAAGGTAATTTAATTGAAGAAGTTCATGATGAATTATTTGCTAAAAATTGTTCTTGGGATGATGAATGGGATGAGTTTATTTGGGAAATTGAAGCACAGGAGATATATGATGAAGATGGTAAAGTCATAGCAGCAGAAAAAAATGGTCGCAAAGTGACATTAAATAAACCATTTAGGACTCCAGATGGCCCTAAAAAGTTTAGTGTTTATGTAAAAAATGAAAGTGGAAATGTAGTTAAGGTTAACTTTGGTGATCCTAATATGGAAATCAAGAAAGATATTCCTGCTAGACGAAAAAGTTTTAGAGCAAGAATGAGATGTGAAACTCCTGGCCCAAAATGGAAAGCAAGATATTGGGCATGTAAATCATGGTAAATTTAAAATAATATTTATTAACATTATATAGAGGTGCAATATGGATCGTATTCATGATATTTTAAATTCTGTTAACGAAACAGTTAGTAAGAAAATATCGAAAGCTGAAGATGGTGATTTTACCAAAGTTGAAGATATGGAAGTAGAATCTCCAGAAATGGAACTTATGGAATATAAATACGATTTTTATCAAATGAGTTTAGGCTCAATAATGTCAATTGCTAAACATGCACAAGCAATAGTAGACGCATTAGAAAATCCATCAGTTAAAGAAGGCTTGACAGAGAGTTGGCTACAGGGTAAAATCGCATTAACAGAAGATTATATGGTTACCATCCACAATTTTCTCATGTTCGGAGAAACTGAAACCGATACTGAAGGAGCGGAGGCAGCAAAGAATCTACCTGGTTTATGGGAAAATATTCGCAAGAAAAAAGAAAAAGAAGGTAAGAAATATCGTCCAGCAAAGCCTGGGGATAAAGATAGACCAGATCCAAAACAGTGGAAAAAATTGACAGACTGATTTAACGGTTAATAAAAGATTTTTAGGACATTATTTAAAAGGACAAAAAGTATGATTATACCATCAATTGGTAAACAGAAGATTAAATATAAAGATCATTCAGGTATTCAATTTGAATCCCTAGATTTTTATTTGAACTTATCTCAAAAAATTATAGCAAAATTAGCACCAACATTTTTTTCTGGACTATCCAAAGAAATGCTAAAGAATGAGGATGCTGTATCGTTCGTTGCTAATGCTATAATGATGGGTGATTGGAGATGGGAAAAGAGCGACGAAAAAAAGCAAAATAAAACATTGTATTCTTATAGAAATCAATGTGCTATTTGGGCTATTAAAACATATATTACTAAAAAATATAAATTAAATAAAAGTAAAAAGAGATCATTCTCTATGTCCTCTTTTAGTTTATCTGACGAAGATGCGTTATTGACAGAACTTATTTCTGATCAAAAACAAAAGGATCCTATTGATATTCTTATAAAAGAAGAAGAAAATAATACTACATGTGGTCTTGTCAATGAGCTTCTTAATTCTGATATTCTCACAGACAAACAAAAAGACCATATTAAATTATACTTTTTAGAGAACTATACTCTAGAAAAAATTGGAGAAAAATATGATGTTACAAGAGAGGCTATCAGACAAAGCATAAAGTCTTCAATTAAAAAGATAAGAGAGTTAGTATGAAACTATATACGTTTTTTAATATAATAAGTAGCGATATAAATAAAAACGAAAATTATATATTATCAACAGATAAAAATAGTATTATATTACCATATTCAGAAATATCAACACCAAGAGTAATGATGAATGAAATTAAATATAATGTTAAAAATATGTTTGATACTGGTATGGTAAACTTTATCGAAGAAGTTATTATATCATATATAGATATTCAAAATGAGATCCTTCTTGAATATGTTACAAAATTAGATAATAATAATTTTAATCTTGACCAAGACTTGTTTTTATTGTGTGGAGTTATAACTAATAAAAAGTCTACATCTAAGTTATTTTGGACTAAGTTTGACTATGCTCTAGATGAGAAAATAAACAATCCAATTTTTGCTCTTATCGACACAACTATACAAAAAAGTTTATTATGATCAATTATATTAAAAGTTTATTCTCTTCAAAAAAGAAATCTCAATCTAAAACAGATGAATCTATTATAGATGTAATTATATCTCTTAATAAAAATGCAGGAATAGATGTGTCTATTTTTATAGACGATACCAATAAAGATATAGATCGTGATATAATAGAATATTCAGAAAAGTGTGCGGAGTTTTTTCATATAATAAATAGTGGTAAACTAAAAAAGCAAATCCTTGATATACTAATAAATCAAATTAAAAAAGAAGATAATAATTTATTAATTGATAATATTGTTACTTTTTGGTCTATTATAGAAAAACAAAAAAGAAAACCAAAATTTGAAAAAGCTTTCATCTGTCCTACAGAAGTATTTACTAAACACATATCAAAATGAAAAAATCATATACTATCGTATGGGAAAAATGGAGAGATCCTTTTGGTAGTGATGAAGATGGGCAGGACCACCCTTCAATTACTGAACAACCAGACGATGAAGAAATATATAATCCATACGAAGAAGACGATAGTACTATAAGTACAAATAGTAAAGAAGTCAAATGTAAAATATTAATAACTCCTATGGGAGCTATTCCATATAATGAATTTACCGCATCTGGTAAAATTTTTAATTTCTGGACCGGTCATTCTAATTTTACCATAACAAATAATATTGTTGATATCATAGAAGATACTGAAGGTGTTGAGACATTAGATGTATTTACTAGATATAGATTTAGGATTGCTATTGGCAAAGCGTTTAGTGACTCTGAAGTAATGAGAAAAATAAACTCAAACATATATGAGTATATCAAATGACCCAAACAGAGAACAAAGAAACAGATGTGGATCTCACTCTTCTTCATAACTATAATATAGATATAAAAAATAGAGAACTATATTTACATTCTCATTTTGCAGACTCTGAGGAAGTTGGTGTTGATTATAGATCAGCAATAACATTTGAAAAAAATTTAAGATATTTAAATCTTATATCTCTAGAACCAATAGTTGTTCATATGCATCTTCCTGGTGGCGATTGGCAGGATTGTTTAGGCATATATGATACTATAAAAGCAAGCAAAAGCAAAGTTGCTATAATAGCATACGCAAAAGTAGAATCTAGTAGTAGTGTTTTATTACAAGCTGCTGATTTAAGAATATTAACTCCTAATACTAATTTTTTAATCCATTATGGATCATTAAGTATTGATAATGAACATAAAGCGGCCCTAAGTATGGTTCAGTGGAGTGAAAAAGAGAGCGAAAAGATGATAGAAATATTCACTGAAAAGTGTATTAGTAGTAGAATAGCCAAAGAAAAAAATTGGAAGAGAATGATTGTTCGCAAACATATCGTTACTCAATTAGCAACAAAGAGAGATTGGATTTTAACTGCTGACGAAGCAGTTCATTATGGTTTTGCAGATGGTATACTGGGTAGTAAAAAGTATCCAAATATAGACTACTTAAAAACAATAATTAAAAAACAATGAAAAATATAGAGTATGCCATCTATGATCTTGATTTGGACGAAGAAGAAATAAAAGTTAAAATTTTAAATGCCCAATCATTAAATATAAATTGTATATCTATACCATACTTCTATACTAAACTAGTTAAGTCTCTAGTTAAAGATACTCCAATAATAGTTTCTAATTCTATAGACTATCCACACGGACTCTCTGATACTAAATCAAGAAACTCTGCTATCAAAAATGCCATAGTTAATGGTGCTCAAAAGATAGAAGTAGTTATTCAAAATAATTTATTAAGTAATAGAAAATATGATAAAATTAGAAACGATATAAAAAGTAATATAGATATTTGTGCAATTAATAATATTCCAATAACATACTATCTAGAATATAGAATTTTTACCCATCACTCTTTAATCAAGGCTTGCGATATTATACAAGAATTTGGTCTTAAAAGTGTCTATCCATCTACTGGTAATATGATAGATAATATTGATGATAATATTATTGCTAGTATTTTGCTCAAAGAAAAAACAGGAATAAGCACCATTTTTACTGGCAATATTTGGAATAAAAATCATATAGAAAAATTAAATAAATATAAAATTGACCAAATTAGGACAAATACACTAAATGGTGTAAGATTATTTAATGAGTTTTCTACTTAATTAATTTTAATTCAAATCAATCGTATTGTGTGTATTATTTTAATATAACACCAAAAAGGAGCTAATAATGGCAACTCAGCAAGTAAATGGTACAGCAACAACTGATACATCAACAAAGAATAAGGGTGGTGCAGTTATTAAGGCTGGCACATCTTTATTATTAGATAATGTTAGTGCTGCTCGCTCAAATGGAAATGGTAACGTATTCGCTTCAACAGTTATATCATCTGGTTCAACAGTTGTTGATTATGCAACCAGTGCTTTATCTGCTGGCACTTTTGCATATAATAATCAAAAACCAGTAGCAAAAAGATACTCCACACTAATAGCAGGAACAAGCAACTCTTTCTTACAGACTGGTGCTGCTAGACCTGAATTAGTCAGAAGTATTCAAAAACTAGAAACTTTAAGAACTCGTAGATTAACAACCGCTATCCGTGCTGGATACTGGAATATCTATAGTGGCAGATTTTCTACACAACCAACCAATGCTGTTGACTCACTTGGTACAGACACCGCTGCTGCTCCAACTCAGGCTATTCCTGGTCAAATTGTTTATATGGCTGGTGGAAAGAATCCTCTCTATACTGGTTCTAATTCAACATATAAACCAAGATCAATTTGGTAATATTTAGTTATAATAAATCATATTCTTTTTACCGAAATTAAGTCATCTTACTATAAAGTTCGATGACTTTTTTCTTGAAAGGGTTCTACTATGAATGAACACATTCTTCATTTCTGGCAATCAATAGCGACTGCTTGTTTTGGCATAATTGTTACGTTAGTAGGATTCTGGGTTGGTGTTGGAAGAAAAATAGTAAATAGAGAAGATATTTCAGATATGATAAAAAATGAATCCCCATATCTTCAAGATCGTCAGTTTATTATGGAAAGACTAGCTATTAATAAAGAAACACAAGCAGCATTAACTGGTATGTTACAAAGAAACACCGAGGTTATGAACGAACTAAAAGTTCAAATAGCAACACTTGGTAAAACTCTAGAAGCTTTAGAAGAGAGAATTGAAAGAACGTAAATTGCAATTAATCCATTTGGTGTATTAATAATTGAGGTAATATAATATGGTTAAACCTGGTTATAGAACTAGCGAATTTTGGTTTACCTTAGTAAGCTTTATGTTTAGTGGCTTATATTTATTAGGATTATTAGATAGTAATAATCAAAAAGAAGATTTAATTCACGAAACTACTCGTGGCGTAGAAGCTATAATTCTTATTGGTGGCCAATTAACAGTTTTATATAAATATATTAAGGGTCGCACAGAAGTAAAAAAGACTTGGTGGAGCACAGCTTCTCCAGCAGAAAGAGTGATAGCTAATAAAACCAATAGTAAAAGAGGTAAGAAAGATGAAACTAGCAGAATTGTTAAAACCAGAGCTAGAAAATCTAATAAACGAAAGTAAAATTTCCTTAAATGAAGTTAAAAGAGTAGCTATTGGTCAAGCATGGAAAATTCTACAATTAGCAATAGCTAATATAATTCAAAAGATAGAAGTATTATCTGTAGACGAAACAGGAAAAGATAAAAAGACTGTTGCAATGGATCTGTTAAATAATTTTTATGATAAGGTATTTACTATAATAGACATACCATTCATACCACCTCTCATAGAACCTCTTATACATAAATATGTAAAAACATTTCTAATGATTCTTGTTGGATCTACCATAGATGCTATGGTAACTACTTTTAGAGAAACTGGAGTATTTTTACAATCTAATTCTAAATGATGATTTAATTTAAAAGGAATATTATATGAACTATACAGAAACATTTGATCAGTTTGCAAGTAAGTTATCAACTACAGATTTAGCCCTATATGCTGGAGCCGGCTTAATACTATGGGTTTTATTCAAAGATAAAATGAGTCCAGTCCAAAATTTCTTATCAACCACTATTGAAAAGATAAAAAGCTCACCCCCATTAAAATCTGTAAATCCGGTCTCCGTAGTTGTTCCTACTGTCAAACCAGTAGTAATCACAAAAGAAGATATCTTCTTTAAGCTTGTGGCTTCATGGAAACAAACAAGAGATTTAGCGGTTGAGAGTGGTTGTGATGACGCAGTAAAGGCTGCCGATCAAATGTTTCCGTATCTATCTCCAAATGTTTGTGGTAACTCAACCACCCCAATAAATAATAGCATATTAAAAACAGAAAACAAAAAGACTGTAGGTGATTTATGAATTCAAAAAATTTATTACTCTTAATCGCATTACTACTAATTGCTATAGGTATTTTTAAACCAAATTTAAATAACTTTTTAGACAGTAATCGTCCTTCAGTTAATGTGGTTGATAATCTTGATCTAGTGGCTCCATCCTCAGATGAACTATTAACCAAAAGTAAAGATATCATTAAAGCACTATCTTCAAATTCTGATCGTAAAATAGACGGCAAAAGATTAGCGTCTTTATACAACGATATGGCTACTCTAATTAGTTTAGATGGAGAGAATGAAGTTATTAAAAATACAGAAGACATTAGACAAGCTAATAGACTAGCCGGTCTTTTACTTCGACTTGATATTAAAAGTAAGTATCCCGATTTACCAGAAGCGGCAAAAGCATTGATTGTACAATCGATTGGTGACGATAATGTATTACTAAATAAAGAATTAAGAGAAAATGCAGTTAATGGGTTTAAGGCACTAGCCTGGGCATGTAACGAAGGAAGTAAATAATGACAAAACTATCTCCAGAAGAATTATATAAAAATTATAAAAAAGGTTTCTCTGGCTGTATTTGGGAACAGCAGATATTTGATAATCTAATGGAAAATAGTAAATATCCATTATTTGGAGACGCTAGCAAAAAAATTAAAAATAATGGTAAGGGCAAATTATCAACACCATACAAGAGTGTATTAAAATTTGATAAAAATCCATATAATGAAAGACAAACTACTGGAGATTGTGTTAGTCATGCAACACGGAATGCTTGTGATGTTAGTAGAGCAGTAGAAATAGATGTCAATGGAGAAAGAGAAGCATGGATAGCAAAAGGAGCGACAGAAGCAATTTACGGTGCTAGAGGTTGGAGTGGACAAGGCATGAGTTGTTCAAGAGCCGCTGAATTTGTAAGTAAAAATGGCGGTATAGTATTAAGAAAAAATTATCCCGGTATTGCTGATTTTACTAAATACAATGGTAATCTTGGTGCTGGTTGGGGAGGAAGAGGATTACCAGACTCTGTGATTGATCTTGCTAATGATCACCAAATTAAAACTGTTAGTTTAGTACGAACAATAGAAGAAGCACGAGACGCAATAGCTAATGGTTATGGATTATCGGTATGTTCTAATTATGGATTTAGTAATAAACGAGATAAAAAAGGAATAGCAAATACTAGTGGTAATTGGGCCCACGCTATGGCCTGGATAGCCTGTGATGATACTGGTAGTGAGCCATTATTTTTAGTACAAAATAGTTGGGGTAAATGGAATGATGGTGGTCATCCAGAATGGGG